CTAAGTTTAGGAAGTATACTAATGAGACTTTAGAATATGTGAAAGACTTCCTAGATAAAAAAGAAATAGCTTACTTTGTACGAGAGCAACAGGCTTTAATATTTATCTATAAAGAGAAAGATCCTGCTAGTATGTACTCTTCTCGTTACGCTTACTACTATACTACTGGTAGGTGGGGTAGCGATAAAAGAAGAAAGCACTATCACTCAGATGGTATTGAGCACTTTATGAGCACTTACTATACTACAGTAGAACAAGACAAAAAGTATTGGGATGATCTAAAAGATCAAAAGGATAAGGATGAATGACCAACAGCAATAAGTACACAGAAGACTTAGACTTAGCTGAAGGTCAATCCATACGTAAGGCTTGTCCTCAGTGCGGTAAGAGTAACACCTTCACAGCTACCAAGAAAGACGGTAAGATAATGTACAACTGCTACAGCTTATCGTGTGGCTTGAAGGGTGCAGTATCAACTGGCATGACACGAGCAGAAATGGAGAACTATTTCGTGAAACCATTAGTAGAAACATTCAAGGATAACAAGCAGTTAGAGCGCTTTGTTTATCCTGAGTATGTAGTTAACGCAGCGGATGCAACTGACGGACACTTGCGTAGGTTCGTGTCTCGCTGGGAGTTACTACGTCACGAGAACTTACTGTACGACATTAAAGACAGACGTGCCGTGTTCCCTATATGGCACAAAGGTATAGTCATTGATGCTATCGGACGTGCCTTAGATGGTGCTGTGCCTAAGTGGTACAGGTATGGCGGTACTGCTGAGTACTACAAAAGGAGTACAGGTATACTCAATGGTATATATGTATTAGTCGAGGATGTTATAAGTGCTATCACTGTAGCTAAGAAACTACCTGGCACGACAGGGTTCGCTATACTTGGTACTAGCTTGACAGCTAAGCAGACACAAGCTATAAGTGATAATGCGCAAGCTGTTATAGTTGCACTTGATCCTGACGCTGTAGATAAAACGTTAAAGTATAAACGTGAAGTTGAACTGTGGACTGGTCTACCTACTAAGGCGTTACACTTAGAGGATGACATCAAGTACGAACGTATGGCAGACATAGCTAAGCTAAGGAGTTTAGTAGATAATGAAACAAAAGGAGCCGATAAACAAGCAGAACCCTATGGCTAGGGACTTACGTCAGCCTAAGTATAGGCAGCAGGTTGTACCTGATAAGAAGAAACCTAAATCTAAACGGAAAGAGAAGCATAAAGGAGATAGGGATGTTGGACAATACAGTGATGATTGATACGTGTAAAAGTTGTGGTGTTGAACTTACTGATGATAACTGGCAAGCAGGGTGGAAGAAGTACGGTAGAAAGCAATGTAAAGATTGTCACGATAAGTACAATGAAGGTAGTAACAAGAATCGTATGTGGGTAAACGGTAAGTATATACCACAGTCACACCCCTTATACAAACCAGGACGTTACAAATCTTTTGGTGACGCAGCGTTCAGTGCCTTGCAGAAGGACAAGCAGATCCTTGAGGGTTACGTGTACGCTATCCGCAACAAGGCATGGCCTAGCTGGGTTAAGATTGGTAAGGCAGTAGACGCAGAGGATAGACTCAACGGCTACCAAACAAGCTCACCTATGCGTGACTATGAGTTGATCCATTCAGTTTACTTTGATGATCGTAACAAGGCTGAGCGTGATGCACACAAGGTAGCTGAACGTAAGGGTGAACGTAAAGGTGAATGGTTTAAGCTAACTAAAGAGCAAGCACTTGAGGTGCTACGTGAGGTGACACTTGATTGAAGTAACATATAAAGCCAGCATGGGTAATGACCTTACGGTCTGTAACGCTGCCCGTGTTTCATTCGGTAAAGAAACTGAATGGGATTACGAAGAGTCAGATGCTTACAGCTTTAAACAACACCTTAAAAAGAAAGACAAAAAGCTTATACAATACTTAGCCAAGCACAAACACATCAGCCCTTTCGGGCATTGCTTTGCCAGCTTTCACATCAAAGCACCTGTGTTTGTAGCACGTCAGCTAGTCAAGCATAAGTTCTTACGTTGGAATGAGATTAGCCGTAGGTATGTGGACAGTGAGCCTGAGTTCTACGTGCCTAGATCTTGGCGTGGGCGTAGTGAGGATAAGAAACAAGGTAGTAGTGGAGAGTGGTATGATGAGGATACAGATTTAGTGGTTGAAGATTGCCACACAGTTTGTCTGGATTCCTATAAAGAATTACTTGAGAATGATGTATGCCCTGAGCAAGCACGTATGGTTCTACCACAGAGCATGATGACTGAGTGGTACTGGTCAGGTAGCTTGGATGCATTTGCTGACATGTGTAACTTACGTTGTAAGGGTGACACACAAGCAGAGACACAGTATGTAGCTTGGGATATTAACTACGAGATGAATAAGTTATTTCCTGTGTCGTGGAAAGCATTAAGGGAGAACGGCTGATGAGTGAGTACATAAACAAACCCGTCAAGGTAACAGAAATAGAAGAGCATGAGGATGGAAGTGCTACACTACAAGTAGAGTGTGACCCTGAGACATTCGCAGCGGTATTTAACGTAGGGTTTATAACATTAGTAGAGGCTGGTTTAGAATCAGAATCAAATAGAAGTAAAAAGAAATGGCAGACCTGTGTAAGTTGTGGTGGCCCAGCGCAGAATGACATGTGTGGCTTTTGCTTAGAAGAGGAGTAGTATTATGAGCATGGCAGGTACAATAGAAGATATGAGATGGGAGATTAAACTACTTAAAGATGAGAACAGTAGACTTAGGCGTTTCATTAAAGATCATAAGTTGATACGTGAGTTTGACGATTCAGAACGCAAGAGAGCAATGGAAAGGTACAAAGCTAATGGAATTAGCACTGATTAGAACTTTGATGGATAAGGACTTTTATGAAGATCATAAAGGTATCCGTACTCCTGATAAGTTGTTTACTAAAGATGTACGGAAGATCAAGCGTACCTTAGATTACGCTATGCAGCAGTACGAAAAGAGTGTTAGCCCATCTGAACTTGAGGCATTGTTCTTTGCCCATAATGTATTGACTACATCCAACAAGGATATGTACAAAGATCTCTTTAAGAAGATACACACTGAGAAGCCTATGTCTCGTGACATTGCACAAGAAGTACTGTCTAAGTTATTCCAGCAGGTAGTAGGTGAAGAGGTAGCTAAGCTAGGCTTTGATTACGTGAACGGTACAGAGAGTACACTGGAACCTATGCGTAAGATACTGACAGACTACCAGGATGACTTCATGCCAAACTTAAAGGTTGACTGGGGTGACATCTCTATTGATAACTTACTTCAAGCTAACGACATCCAGTCTAAGTGGAAGTTTAATATCCCGTCACTCAAGCAGCGTGTCGAGGGTATCAGTGGTGGTCACTTAGTTATCGTAGGCGCACGTCCTAACACAGGTAAGACAAGCTTCCATGCCTCTCTTATAGCCTCTGAGGGTGGATTCGCTAGACAGGGTGCTAAGTGTATCGTGTTGTGTAACGAAGAAAGTTATGAGCGTGTAGGTGCTAGGTATCTCAGTGCAGCTACAGATATGTCAATGGAAGAAGTGAAAGGTAACTATGCGTTAGCGTCTAACAGATATAAACCTGTACACGATAACATCAAGATCTATGATAGCACAGGTAAAGACATGAACTGGGTTGAGGCTCTTACAAAAGCTTACCAGCCTGACATCTTAGTCCTTGATATGGGTGATAAGTTTGCAACACGTAACTCAGATAAAGCTGACGTGTACTTGAAAGATGCAGCTATCCATGCTAGGAATATATCTAAGCAGTATGGCTGTGCTATCATATGGATGTCACAGTTAAGCGCTGTAGCTGAAGGTAAGGTGTTCGTGGATCAATCAATGATGGAAGGTAGTAAGACAGGTAAAGCAGCAGAGGCTGACCTAATGGTGTTGATCTCTAAGAACCCTCAACAGATAGAAGGACAAGACGAGCAAGACGATGTACGTCACTTGAACATAGCTAAGAATAAGCTACGTGGTGGGTGGCACGGTAAAGTAACGTGTACCTTAGACGGTGAACGTTCTAGATATGGAGCATAGATGAGAAGAGTATTAGACGTAGAGAACAGTATAACCTTACGTAACGGTAAGATATTTAATGATCCGTTTGAATCAGCCAACACGTTGACCCAAGTGGGTGTACTGTGCTTAGATACAGACGATAAGGCATTGCTTTGCTTTGATCATTCAGAGCGCAATGATACTATAAAAAACAAATACATATTACAGAATTGGTTAGACTCTACAACCCTGCTCATAGGGCATAACTTACAGTATGACTTATCGTGGCTGTGGGCTACAGGGTTTAAGTATGACGGTGACATCTACGATACCATGCTGGCTGAGTATATCTTGCAGCGTGGACAGAAGGAAGCGCTTAGCTTAGAGCAGTGTGCATTGCGCAGAGAGTTGCAGTACCAGAAGGATGATACCTTAAAGAAGTACTACAAGAAAGGATACAACACTAATGAGATACCTTTGGCTGAGCTTAGCCACTACCTTGATCTTGACTTACGGACTACTGGCGAGTTGTACAAAGCCGCAGAAGCAGACTTCAATGACCCTGCCAGCACGTCCTTACATAAAGTCAGAGACATTACCTTCCGCACCTGTAAAACCCTCGCTCGAATGTACATGTCAGGCATCAGGGTGGATCAAAGCACCCTCGAACACGTCCGAACTGAGTTCGAGCAAGAAAAGTCTGCCATCGAAGAGCGTCTGTATGGACAAGTGCGAACACTCATGGGAGCAACGCCCATAAACCTTAACTCACCAGAGCAACTATCCCAAGTTATCTTTAGCCGTAGAATAAATAACAAGAGAGAATGGGCTGACTTGTTTGACTACGCTAAGACACCCCAAGATCACAAGGATATTGTACAAGCTAACAGCAAGCAGATGCTCAAGACTGTAGCTCTACACTGTCCTGACTGTAACGGTACAGGTAAGACGTATAAGATCAAGAAGGATGGTACAAAGTACAAGAAGCCTAACGACTGTAAGGCATGTGGTGGTAAAGGGTATAGACTTAAAGAGACTAACGAGTTAGCTGGCTTAGGGTTCAACGCCCCACCAGTACGTAAATGGATTAGCTACAATGGCTTCGCTACAGGAAAGGATAAGTTAGATGCACTCATTGCCACCGCTAATAACAACGGCATGGAAACTGCCAAACTATTCCTTGAGGATGTTAAAAGGTTGTCTGCTGTTAGTAGTTATCTCTCTAGTTTTGTGGATGGTATTTCCACCTACACTAAACACGATGGATTCCTACACGTCAACCTCACCCAGCACATCACTGCAACAGGACGATTCAGTGGGCGTAACCCCAACATGCAAAACATGCCTCGTGGTGGAACGTTCCCAGTAAAGCGTGTCTTCGTATCACGCTGGGAAGGTGGGCACATAATGGAAGCTGACTTTGCACAGCTAGAGTTCCGTGCGGCTGCGTTCCTATCGCAAGACAAGGTAGCTATGGAAGAGATTAACACAGGGTTTGACGTACACGCATACACTGCTAAGGTTATCTCTGACGCAGGGCAACCTACAGGTAGGCAGGAAGCTAAGTCCCACACCTTCGCTCCTCTCTTTGGCGCTACAGGGTATGGACGTAGTAAGGCAGAGGCTGCATACTATGAGCACTTCAATGAGAAGTATCAAGGTATCGCAGCGTGGCACAAGAAGCTAGGTAATGAAGCTATTAGGCTAAACAAGATCACTAACATTAGCGGTAGGCAGTACGCTTTCCCTGAGGTTACACGTAGGGATAACGGTACACCGTCACACTTTACGATGATCAAGAACTACCCAGTGCAGGGCTTTGCTACAGGTGATGTAGTACCGCTTGTGCTTATTGAACTTGAAGCTAGACTTGAGAAGTTACAATCATGTGTAGTAAACAGTGTACACGATTCTATTGTTGTTGATGTACACCCAGATGAAAAGGAGTATGTGCTTGCTACTATCGACACATTAAACAGGGACTTAGACAGATTGATTGAAGAAGCCTACGATATAAAGATGAACGTGCCTCTACTTTTAGAGGCCAAGATAGGCCCGAATTGGCTTGACACGAAGGACGTTTAGTGGTATAACTTAGGCTCTTGACTTTTTTGTAATGACGTTGAAAGGATAACGTAATAATGAACGCAAATGTAGTACCTTTAAAAGTAGACAACATGAACTTAGCAGATGCAATGGGGTTCTCTGCAGCCACAACAGCATCAAGTAAAGCAACCAGTGATCTGTATCGTATCTCGACTGCAGTAATCCAGGAAGTAGAAGGAAAGAAAGTAGTAGATTCACCAGTGTTTAAGCTACGTAAAGATGATGATACATACTTAGCACGTAGCTTGGATGTACGCTTCTTTGCTGAGCGTCAACGCTGGCAGAAGTGGGATAGCTTATCTAATTCATTTCAACGTACAGTGATGTCCACCAACTTAAACATGGACTTGAAAGATGTACTTGGTGGGTTTAACTTAGGACGCCCAACAGGTTACATCAAAGACTTCAAAGCTCTACCTGCAGATCAGCAGGATCTAATCCGTAGTGTAAGTAAAGTAAAAGTACTGATGGGTATGGCACGAGTTAACGGTGCTTTCATTGAGGGTGGTGATGAAGTGGATATGTTTGACGGTATCGAAGTACCATTCGTGTATGACGTAAAGAACCGTGAGAGTATGCAAGCCATTGATGGTACTATCTCTAAGCTTATGAACAAGCGTCTGTCACCAGTAGAGAACTTGATTACACTAACAGGTTCAGGACGTTCCATGCCTAGCGGAACTAAGTTTGCTGTAGTTGAGTCTGACTTAGGTGAGACTGTAGGTTTCGCTGATGGTGATAACGATGTACTGCAGAACTTCCTGTCTTACATTGAGAACAACAATCAGTATATCTTAAACAAATGGGAAGAGAATAACGTTGAGCGTATCTCTGCTGAAGACAGTGCTATCGTAGGTAGTATCGTTGACGTGCAGGACTTTGAGTAATCTCATGCAACACGTAGCTGAGATAGCAGTACATTCTTTTCTCAGAGATGTTCTGGATGGTAAGGCTTCTATGTCTGAAGATGTTATCGACAAGGTAGCACAGGACGTTAAGGAAGCTCTTACCAAACAGTTCGTAGCTGATACTGAACCTCGCAAGTTTAAACTCAGGATGTCCAACATTGGGCGTCCTAAGTGTCAGCTTTGGTTTGATAAGAATAATCCTGAAGGTGCTGCGCCTAAGCCAGTATCCTTTAAGATCAACATGGTTATGGGTGACTTAGTAGAGGCTGTGTTCAAAGGTCTACTACGAGCAGCAAAGGTAGACTTTGATGACAACGATAAGGTAACACTGAAGTTAGACGAAGACGGTAAAGAGATTAGCGGTGAGTACGACATGATCATGGACGGTAAAGTTGATGATGTCAAGTCTGCATCACCGTGGTCTTTTGAAAACAAGTTCACAGATTATTACAGTCTGAAACAATCCGACAACTTTGGTTACGTTGAACAGCTAGTAGGTTACTCTAAGGCAGCAGACAAAGGTGTAGGCGGCTGGTGGGTCATCAACAAAGCCAATGGTGACTTCAAGTATGTCTCTGCTGCAGAGGCTGACGTTGAACAAATTATGGCTGACATCAAGGATACCTATGAGTACATCTCACAAGACAAACCTTTTGAGAGATGCTTTGAGGCTGAACCTGAAACGTACAGGGGTAAGGCTAGTGGTAACTGGAAGTTAAGCAAGACGTGCGGCTTCTGTGATCATAAGAAGAAGTGCTGGCCTGAGTTACAGGCTCTACCTTCTAGAGTTTACAAAGGGGCTAAGACTCCACCAACAGTAGAGTACGTATCACTTGGCAGTCAGACATAACAAAGGCAGGTATCGTAGCGGCTTAGAGAAAGAAGTCGCTGCGTACCTAAAGGATAAGCAACACAGGGTCAGGTATGAAGTCCTAAAGATAGAGTGGGAAGATCTACGCTATCGGACTTACACGCCTGACTTTGTTTTAGATAACGGTATTATCATTGAAACTAAAGGTATCTTTGATAGTGAGGATAGAAGGAAACATCTAGCTATAAAAGAACAACACCCTGAGCTAGACATACGCTTTGTGTTTAGTAACTCTAAAGCTAA